CGTGCTCAGGTTCAGACTCCTGATTTCGGTGATCAGTTTGAAGGTTCTCCTGCAGAGCTGGAAGAACAGGTTCAGAATATGCGCGATACCAGGCAGTATTTATACAGTGCTGGTCTGACGAATCTTCAGGGTGAGATTGATAAAGAGACTCAAAAACTCAAGAATGAAGGCTTGAAAGAAGTTACGAAGATTCAACAGGAAGGCAATCTTTACAGTGGTTTACTGCAAGGCTTCTGGAGTTAACTTAAGTTTTGCATTGCTATAATTATTTTAAATTTCAAGTACTGAAATGACAAGCTCTTTACCCGAAGGTCAAGTAGGCACCGAAGGTGATTACTTTGATATCACCAAATTCGAAGAACTGCTGAATCGCCTGGAATCCTCCAAAGGCCGCCAGCAGCGCCAAAAATCCCTGGAAGGCCGTCGCGACATCTACGCGCAAGGTCTTGCCAGCATGATGTCCAACTTCTGATTTATAAACCGTGACTAGTTCTTTACCCGAAGGCCAAGTAGGCACCGAAGGTGATTATTTTGATATCACCAAATTCGAAGAGCTTCTGAATCGCCTTGAGTCCTCTAAAGGTCGTCAACAGCGCCAGAAGTCTCTGGAAGGCCGCCGTGACATTTACGCTCAGGGCCTGGCCACAATGATGAGCAACTTCTAATTTTTCTTGTAAGATTGGTGAGCCATGACCAGTAGTGTTCCTGCCGGACAAACAGACGTTGACGATTGGTTTGATTTAGACAAATATCGTCAAGCAGCTGGCGTGGCTTACGAATTTTCCAAGAAGAAAATGGAGACTGCTGGTGAGCAAGAACGTGAAACCATCGGAAAAGGAGCTGGAGAGCAACGAGCATCAGCAGCTCAGCAGCAGGAGTTCACAGAAAAAGACGAAGCACGAGATTACAAACAAGCCCAACGAGCTTATCGATATTGAGTTATTTGATACCTGGGTGGACAACTTAGATTCTTCTACCCAGGAATCATTTAATTCATTTGCTTCTCAGAATTACTCAGTCATTGAGGTTTATCTTTACTCTCGATTCCTTGGGTATCGAGGGAGTATTACTGCGTGTGATCTTTGGGTTAATTCCAATTACAAGAAACCTGATCACCGTAAAACACTCTTGTATCAGATCGATGAGATGCAAGAAGACATTCGCAAACTCCGTGACGCAATCGAAGACGGTGTTGTGAAGCGTGATGCTGGAGTTGCTCGTATTGCCTCCATGCAAAAAGAACTCCGTGGTGCAATTGCACAGGTAGAAGAATTCACTGGCATGAAAGACCGTAAGGGTCTTTTGATGGCTGGTGCTGACCGCGCCATTCGTGAGTTGATGTTTATCTTCAAGGATGATCCAATTGAGATCCCCCTGGAAGAAGCAACAATGAGTGTATGGTCTCGCATGCAATTGGAAGAATAATACGTTTTAGAATTGTTCTATAAATATCAATAGTCAAATGGGTGCGGGTAATCCACGCAAAGCTGTAAAACTTGCCGGTAAGGGTGTTCGTCCCGGTGATTCAGTCAGTAAGCGTAAGTTTGCAAAACAGGAAGAAACAGCTCGTCCCCTCGGAGTGCCTGACATGGTTCAGCGTCAGGGGCAACAACCTGGTTACGGTCTTGTGTCTGATCCTGGAATGCTTGGCCGTGCTTCCCATGGTGCACCTGAGTTTGAACAACTCAAAGCTCGGATGCGTTCGATGGGTCAACTTCGTAACACTGGCGGTAGGATCTGATGGCTAAAGGAAAAATGCCACCCCAGCTTCTTGAGTACTTCAAGAAAAAAGAAGCCAAGAACGAGGATGGCTCTGAGATGAGCGACAAAGAGAAGCGTAAAGCCGCTTTAGATAAAGCTCGCAAGTATAAGGATCAAAAACGTAAATCTTCAAAGTAAGTTAGTATTCAATTGTTAACTGAATACTGATCGTGCCTTCTTATATTCACCTGGCCCACAGACGTAATGCTCGCGCTGCGTCCAAGAACTTTAAGGTTAAGGAGAATCCAAACGAGAAGCTACTCGAGAGGGCACGGGAAGACTTTGGTTATTTCTGTGATTACGTAGCTGATAAACCTCCGGCAGAACACCATAAAGCCTGGAACCGTCATTTTGTTACGGAAGAAGACAGCTCCTGCCTGTTGCGTATTGCAGGACCGAATGTCGATCTCCTGGCACCACGGGGCTCAGCTAAAAGCACGGTTCTCGGTTTGCTAACGGCATGGGCCATTGGCATTCATACCCAGGCAAAACGTCCATTACAGATTCTTTATCTGTCTTATACGGTTGACATTGCACGTTCTAAGTCCGCAACAATCAAACGTATTATTGAGAGCAAACGGTATCAAGAAGTTTTCCCTACCGTTCGCCTTTTGAAGAACGTAACCAGTAACGAGTACTGGTCAATTGATCATAAATTTGCAGGTATCGATACAACTGGTGAAGAACAATTTACCTTGTGTGCTGCAGGTCTCAAGGGTTCAGTGACATCAAAACGATCTCACCTTGTGATGATCGATGACGCAATCAAATCTGCTGCTGATATTTCCAACCCTGACATCCGTAAACAGATGCAGGAGAACTGGAACGCGGTTATCGCACCGACCATGTTCGAGGGTGGTAGAGCAATCTGTCTTGGTACTCGTTTTAGGCATGATGACATTCATGCGACAACGTTTAATGAGCAGAACAACTGGTCTCAGATTGTTCTCTCTGCCATTTACAACGATCCTGTTAGCGGTGACGAGAAGTCGTATTGGCCAGAGATGTGGTCACTTGATTATCTAAAGGAAAAGAAAAGACAGGCCCCAATTGCTTTTTCCTTCCAGTACATGAACAAGATCATTCGTCAGAATGAGCTGTCCTTGGCACCGGAATTATTGGTTAAAGCTGAGATTTCAACAGAGTTTGATGCTCTTGGAATTGGTGTTGATCTTTCAGCTGGCACCAAAGAAAAGAATGACTACACCGTAATGGTGTTAGGTGGAAGGATTGGAGATCGCATCCACATCATTGATTACAGGCGTCTCAGGGTGATGGGCAACCTCGAGAAGTTGGATGCAATGAAGGAACTACTTAATGATTGGTCTGTGATTGGTCGAGATGAAAGTGGAAATTACTTCCCAACTTATTCGACTTGTGATATCTGGTCAGAGGCCGTCCAGTACCAGGCATCCCTCGAAGCAGACTTCAAGAGGATTTGCCTGAATAACGAAGGTCTCTACAATTTGATCTGGCATCCTGTGAAGGGTTTCCGTGCAGACAAGTTGGCACGTTTCCGTGGAATTATGGGAATGTTTGAGGACAGAAAAATCATTTTCAATCGGTACCGGAACTTCACAAATCTCTTCGAGGAACTCACAAATTTCGGTGTAAGTAGTCATGATGATTGCGTAGATGCTCTCGTCTGGTTAGTGAACGGTCTATCAAGAAAAGGCCAACTACATCTTGATTACTAAAGACTAGAATTAAAAAAAAGTCTTTAGCCGTGGGTCCAGAGTACGTAGCCATTGGCTTAACCAGTATTGTATCCGCAATTACAGGCGGGACATGGGTTGCCAATAAAATTTTAGATCGACAAAAAGAAAAACTAGAACAGGCGTTTGGGTACATTAATTCCCAGAAACGTCGCATTGATTGTTTGGAAAACGATTTAAGCCGTCTTCCAATGGACTATGTCTTGAAAACTGACTTCTTAAGAGAAATTAAAGAAATGCATGATAATTTCCGCGAAATCAACAATAAACTTGATAAGCTAATGGAGAAGTTGCTTTCGGCTAAATGAGCTACATTCTAGAAGTACAAGAAGATGAGAATGGTGATCAATACATCATATTACCCGACGAAGTAATCGAAGACCTGGGCTGGCAAGAAGGCGATCTTCTTAATTGGGACGTACGAAGCAATGGCATTATCATCAGCAAAGTAAATGATGATGCGGGATATGAGGTTATAGAAGAGTAAAATAAGAAGATCGAGGTCTAGAGAAAATGTTTTACGGCGGTATGTCTAATGTTCCCGGTGCCCCTGGGAACTTTCCAAAAAAATTCCTTGCAGGTGGCCCACAACTTCCATTGGCCGGAATCCCCGGCTCTAGTAACTTGCCGGGAGCCATTGGCAACATGGGCGGGATTCAGAACGCACAATTCTTCGGTGGACCTCAGCTTGGTCAATTACCCGCAGGTTTTGTCAATAAAACACTCGCCTAAATTACTGTTAGTATTACGTAAAAGAGGCAATAATCAATGGCGACTGACGCTAAAGCCAGGCTTAAAGAAATTATCGACTCTTACATCGAGAAGGATGGAGGAGCGGCAATTGATACTGGCATCGTCGCCTCTCATCTTTCGCAGATGAAACTATTCGGCATCCGTCAGGGTGTTGAATTTTTTCCGGCTCAAGATAACTTCGGCAATCAACGCAAAGACTTTCTCGATCGCGTAATCAAATACAACCAACTTGAAACACGCCTTGATTCCATCTGGGACTACTTCTTGTGTGATGGCCAAGGTCTTTTTTACATCCGTCCTACACAAAGCAACTATCGTCTTTATTATTTTCGTAAGCACGAATACCGAACTTTCTACAATATTGACGGCGAGCTTGATGAAGTTGTAATCATCTATAGCTACAAGGTACGTCAAGGTCTTGGTTATCAACAAGACATTGAAGCGGGCAATATTACAGGTCCGGCAGGCATGGGACGTGGCGCAGTCAAACGCTATATTCGCCTCTCGATTAAACGTAAAACAATCGAAGAAACTCATTCAGAAGGTGAAATTTCTTTTGATACAAACTATCAAGCAATCACTGGCAAGACCAAAACATTCAGAAACACTCTTGGATTTATTCCCTGCGTAGAGATCTTCAATAATCCGAAAGGCTTCTCAACAGAAGGTGTTGGCGAGTTCGATGCCCTTGCCAATCATATTTGCACGCATGATGACATGATCCGCACCATGCGGAAGAACGTACAGTTCTTTGGCAACCCAACTTTGCTCTCCTCTCGTCCCAAGACTGACCTGATGGAGTCCGGCGGAGAAGCAGTTATTCAACGTCCTTCCATTGCTGCAAACTCAGGTTTTGGTGGTGCAGGTGCCCTGAGTCAATCCCGATTTAAGGCCGATCCAATTTATCGAGGTGTTGACGGTCAGCTTCGTGTACCACGCATCATTGCAAACCTGGAGCCAAACGATCGTGTTGGTTATATCGTCCCAGATGCAATCACTGGTGACCAAAACTCTTTTGCACGCCAATATCGCGAGGAAATTAGGACCGCTCTTGGTGGAGTAGACGAGCTTTCTATTTCTGCTGGCGTGACTGCAACTGAGTACAAATCTCTGTTTGGACGTGTATCAGCAACCGCCAAAAAGAAAGCAAACTCTATTTACACTTATGGTATCTGCCGCTGTCTTGAGTTGATTATCTTCCAGGAAGAAAAATTATTCCGGGACACGCTTGCTGCTGCAGCAGGACTTGAAAAGCCCCTGGACCTACCAGAACAAGCTTCAGATGAAGATATAGCCGCATACGAAGATGCAATGGCCATGTATGAGAATCAAATCAAGCAATTGATGATGGCTTCTCTACGTACACAACAAATTCCTCCCGGTGTCTTAGGTTTAATTCCGGATGGGGATGTAACAGTTCAATGGCGTTGGTTAGGTCCTGTTTACGAGGACTCCACCCAAGACATCCTCAACAACTCCATCGTGGTACGAAACCTGCAGGAGTTAGGTGTTGATAGCATTGAGGCACTGAAATACCTCTTCCCGTCTAAGACGGATGAGGAACGGGCCGAGATGTTATCTGGGTTCCCGTTCAGAATGGTGAACGAATTACAGAGTGCATACTCTCAGTTCGCTCGCCTTGTGGGGGGAATGATGCAAACTCCCCATCCGCAGTCACCAGACTTACCGATGGCTGCAGACCCGCGATTAGATTTAACACCCTATCTATATCGCACATTAGAAGCTTTACAAAAGGAGATGAGTTATGCAGGACGCTACCGTCCAATCGATCCCACAGACGAGCCAAGCACCAGCGGCCGTCGCCCCCAGCAGCTACGTGGTTCCGTCCCAGCCGGCAGCTCCGGTGGCACAGGCCCAAGCTCCGGTGGCATATCAGGTGGGTACGAGCTACCCCCAAGCGGTACCTCAGGCAGCCCCCAGCTACCAATCAGCCCCTACTCAGTACGCCCCCCAATCCCAACCGGCGGAATCCCAGGGCTCGAATCCATGGGAATCGGCGTTCAACAAGGTGGTGAACCTGCTGAGCGCACCAGTCCAATCCCCGTTCCAGGGTCAACAGTCGCAGATTCCGACTCAATATACCCCGGCCAATTACGGACAACCCAGCAGCCAAGTTACGCAACAATCGGCTCCGCTGACCTGGTCTCCCAGCCAGGAATCCTCGCCCAATTATTCCCAAACCTCCTCAACTCCATCCTTGGAGCAAATCGCGGACCTGGTGGGAATGAGCCAGGAAAGCCGTCAGGTGATGGACGCGTTCGGGATCGAGGCACCGGCAGTTCTGAACAACTACGCTCTAAACCTGGAGCAGATGCTGGACAGCGCCGTCGCGTGGGGAAACAACGCCGCTAATCTGATCACTCGTTACGCAAACTTTGCGGTTAACGAACATCAAGAGAATCTGGCTTATAACGAGATTCTGACCAATCCCGATGTTCTCAGTGACTATACGCTGAAGTTCTTCGGTCCTGAAGGTCCGTACCCTGTGTACGAAAACGAAGCTCAACTTGAGACTCGTGGTTATCCGACCCAGGAAGTTGGTCAACCTCAGCTTGGTCAGTTCCCTGCTCCTCCCGCAGCCGCTGCTCCTCAACAACCCGAGAACTTCTGGGGTACCTTCAGCGATCTGATGAATCGTGACCCTCAGAATGCTTGGCGCGTTCTTAACCAGGCTCAGCCTCAAACCGTTGCAAACAAATTGTTTGTAATGGAGTGAAAGTATGTCGGTGATTGAATAAATTACCGACTGCTAAAATTTGTGTTAGATAAGACATATAAATGTCTGAATCTTTCATCCGATAAAAACACTTCCTGCGACACTGGAGGATAAAACAAAGTGTTCATTGATAACGACTTTCCAAAGATTTTGGGTGCGGAACTTTACCGT